TCATAGCAGCGTCGAGACCGTCGCGAAGGGGCCGGGCCCGAACCGCGCTGACACCTGCGCCACCGCGATTGTCACATCCGGCCCATCGGCGGCCCGTTCTGCGGCGCTGTAGTGCCATGCCGGACTGTTCAGCGACACTTCCCTCAGCACGTTCTGGCCCTGCATCACGCGCAATATATAGGCTTCCTGTTCTTCGCCAATCGGCACTTCCGGCGTTTCCCAGATGTCGCCTTCGGTCCGCGTACGGCGAATCCAGCTGACATCATAGCCGCCCCCCGAAGGTGTCAGCCGCAGATGCGCGGGCCGGTATGGCCTCAGCCCTATCCCGCTGAAGGCATGGACCTCATGGACATAGCTGGGATCGTCATATCCGCGCTTCGCCGGTCCGATCCGGTAATGCCGTGCCAGCCCGCGCGACGCGGTTTTCAGTTCGATCTGCTGCGGCGTGCCATCCAGCATCACCACCCACGACCCGGCAGGCCAGACATCCGGCAGGATGCCGTCGCTTCCCGCCTGTCCCCTCAGCCTGTGCGACAGAAGCCACGTGTCTTCGTCCAACAGCTCGGCATCACGGAACTGGAACACTTCCCAACCACCGGGCGTACCGTCACCGATTGCAGCCGTGTTCGCGCCAGAAAGCAACGCCGCATCGCTGACGCTTTGCAGCGCGCCAGAGGTAAGCTTGACCTGCAGGGCATTGCCACGATCGAAACGGCCTGCGGGGGCGGCAAATAGCGGCGTCTGCGTGACCCCGACCGTCGATCTTGCCGCAATGACCTGATTGAGCGCGAAATCCTCGTCGCTGACGGCATCATAAACCGCCACGCTGCCCGGCCATGGATCAGCTGTCAGCGCAAGATGCGGCGCATGCACCACCTCATCCCCCGTAAGAAGCGGCAGATCAAGGAACAGGGGCAAGACCGGCACGGGCGCGATGAACGGGCGCATGCTGGCGGAATCGTCAGGGAATTCGGAAGGCTGGTAGACATCAGGGTCCACACGCACGGCCTCGATCATCTGACCATTGCCATGCTCGATCCGGTCGACGCGGTATAGCGCGCCCTCCTCTTCCAGCGACACGACATCCCCCGCGCCAAGCTCCATCCGCGACGGCGGAAGGACAAAGCGCACGGCGTCGCGCGACAGGCGGGCCTCCGACAGCCAGCGTTCGGCGGTCTGGCGACCCTCTGCCCGGGTCAGCGACAGCGCCAGTTCGGTCTCTGCAACCGAATGGGTCGTGTCATCGGGAAGAACTGTTTCCTCGGCCACGGTATCGTAATCGCCATCGGCCTGCACAAAGCGCACGCGCACCCGGCCAGATATCTCGACCTCGGCCGCGCGGGTCTGTTCGACGGTGCCATTAAACTCGTCGCTTTCAGCGAATGCCTCACCTTCCAGCAACAGCGGCTTGCCCTGCGCCCGCATGACAAAGCAGATAGCTCCATCGCGTTCCACGGCGTCAAAGCCGTAGGCCAGCATCAGGGGTTGCAAGGCGTTTCGCGCCGCAGCGACATCCGGCATGGAATAGCCACGCACGAGGCCATGCAGGCCCGACACGTCATAATCGCGCAGTCCCGCACGTTCGCAGATCTCTGCAACAACGCTGGACAGGCGCCGTCCCGAAGCACGCCCGCTCAACCAATGACCGCGCAGGTAGTTGGCACCATCCGACCACAGCGCCCGGTTCGCAGGGAACCAGGGATAGGGCCGCGCGTCCCAAGCCCAAACAAAGGCCCGGTCCATATCGATCATCGGCCCGCCATAGATCTCGGAAACCGGGTTATGCTCCGGGTTTCGCCAGTAGCCATGCATGGCCCGAAGATATTGATGCTGGATCAGCTCGTCACGGCGGGCGTCGGAATATCGCGGCAGAGCGGATTCGGAGCTTTTGGGATCAAGGAATTTGTTGGGTTGGTTGGTCCCCTTGTCGATGGCTGCACAGCCATATTCGGTAAACCAGACCGGCTTTGATCCAGGCACCCAGGCCGTCGGCTGCGCCTGTCGTTCGCCGCCGATGCGCTCGTGATGCGTGTTTGACCACCAGTTGCGAATATCCTTGTAGCGCCAGACCCAGGGCTCGTGATGGGCCTCGTCCGTGATGGGCACGCGCCGCTGTGCGTCCCGCGCCTCCTGCGTGGGGTAATACCAGTCATAGCCCTCTCCGCCCTCGATATTGGATTCAAGGTAGGTCTGGTCGTGAATGGCCCCCCAATGCGCATCGGCATGCTCATGCCCGTCGCGCCAATCCGACAGCGGCATGTAGTTGTCGATACCGATGAAATCGATATTCTCATCGCCCCAAAGCGGATCGAGGTGGAAACGCAGATCGCCCGAACCGTCCTGCGGGTGGTGGCCGAAATACTCCGACCAATCCGCCGCGTAGCCGATCTTGCAATCGTTGCCCAGAAGGGTGCGCACCTCGGCGGCGAGCAGCTTGAGCTCTGCGACCGCCGGATATCCCGACTCACCGCGGATTGTGGTCAGCCCACGCATTTCCGACCCGATACAGAAGGACTCCACCCCTCCGGATGCCGCGCACAGGGCGGCGTAATGCAGGATGAAGCGCCGGAACCCCCACTCGGCGGGGCCGGAATAGCTCACCTTGCCGTTCGAGATACTGAAATCGTCGGCTCTCGCGGAGCCAAAAAAGGCGGCGACTTGCGCATCTGCCGCAGCGGTGCCATCGGGCGAGCCTTCCTGGCCGGGCGCCGCCGGCAATGTGATCCGTCCCCGCCACGGCAAGGGCGGCTGGCCTTCCGCGCCGGTCCAAGGATCGGGCAAAGTGTTGTCGGCCTGCTGGTCCATCAGGATGAACGGGTAGAACATCACCTTCTGCCCGCGCTCATTCATTTCGCGGATCGCCTGAACCACCGAGGTGTCGCAGGGCGTGCCACCATAGACGGGCCGGCCCTCGACCTTTGGCACAACGCCCGCCGTCGAGCGGCTCTTACCCGCGACTTTCCACGCCATGTTCGAGGCGTCATACGAAGCCTGTTCAACGCGCGGGCGCAAACTGCACCGACCACAGCGCAAGTCATTGCCGAACCAGCTGACCACCAGCGATACGGCGCGTGCGTTGGGAAGCTCTGCTTCCAGCATGTCAAGCGACTGCAGGATGTCTGGCTGCGCCGACGCCGTGTTGACATTGGCAATCGACGATTTGCCGCCGCCATATTTGAAATGCACCGGTTTCGTGGCCAGCGCATATTCCCCTGTGCCGGGCATCAGTGCGACTCCGCTGACACCGTGGGCCACGCTTGCAGGATCAGCCTTGTCATGATCGGGTCGCGTCACCTCGAAGCTGAACTGAGGGATGCGATTGCCGAACCGCTCCAGCGCCAGATCCTCGAAAACGACATAGGCCGTGCCACGATAGGCGGGCACGTTGTCGGCGCCCTCCATTGCGGCGATCTTGGGGTCGGGCAACTGATCCCGACTGCCGGGATAGACCCGCATGGTCACTTCGCTCAGAGGAATCTCAGCGCCATCGGCCCAGACCCGGTGAACGCCGGTGATCTCACCCTCGCACAGTGCGAGCGCGAGGCTGACAGAATAGCTGTAGCTTTTGACCTTGGGCTGGCTCGGCGCGCCCTTGCCGCCGCCGCCACCACCGCCGCCACTGGTCGTCACATGCTCCTGAAATTCCGTGGCCCAGATCACGTGACCGCCCACGCGCATCCGACCATAGACTTGGGCCACCGGCGCGCCTTCGCCCGCACCTGTCAGGCGGAACCGATCCACCCGCCCTGTCTCGACAGTCTCGGAACCCTGCCCCATAAGCCGCTGGTCAATCGCCCGGCCAAGCGTGGCCCCGGCGAACCGGCCCACGGCGGTCATGGACAGACCAAGCATGCTCCCGCCGACAGAGCTCCCAAGCGCCGCACCCGCGGCCGACAGCAGAATCGTCGCCATGATTACCCCTCCAAAGGAAAGCGGAAACGCGCCACGATGCGGCGTCTCCAGGGCGCGCTCAGCGGGCTTTCGACCACCCCGTGCCCCGTATATGCGTGAATGAAGGCGGGCAGTTCGCGAGCCTCCGACAGAATGCCAAGGTGCTTGGCGACCGACCCGTTCCGCATCCGGAACAGCAGCACATCGCCCGGCACAAGATCCGCGCCCGCATCCTGCAGATGGGCCAATGCGGCGTCCCACAGACGTTCTTCGCCCTGGGGTTCAGACCAGTCGTAGGAATAGGCAGGAACGGTCACCGGCTCTGGCCCGATCACTTCGCGCCAGACGCCGCGCAGCAGGCCCAGGCAATCGGTCCCCGCGCCGCGCACCGACGCCTGATGCCGATAGGGCGTCCCCAGCCAGCCACGCGCGGCAGCCACGATATCCGGCGACGCAGTTGTCATCGGCGGCTCCCCCCGGCTTTCGCGGTAGCGACCGAGGGATGAACCATCACCCAATCCTCTTCGGGTATATCCGGGAAGCCTTGAAAGTTCAGCTGGTTGGCGAATTTCAGACGGCAGGTCTCGAACCGCTTGTCGCAGCCCGCGACGATGCGGATCTCGTCCCCAGCCACGATGTCGGCCCGCATGGCTTCCCAAAGCTCGATCACCCGAGAGCCGCCTTCGGAACGATCCCGTTTGATCGCGCCGGTCAGGCCCTGCGCCCCGCCCGAAAGAACCTCCAGACGCCCGCGCTGGAACCAGCCCGGCTCGAACCCACCCGGCTCTGCAAACTGAAAGACGCGGCGGTCCTTGATCGTCTCGATCACAGCAGTATGGGCGTAGCCCGGCGTGGAGACATCGAAACCGCAGGCCCCATCGCCCAGCACCGCCGTGCAGGGTTTCTGGAAGACCCGCCCCAACGGACGGTTAAGGGCTTCGCTCAGGCCCCGCAGTTCTGCTTCGAAGGCCCCGCCCGACCGACGGATCTCTCCCAACGTTCCACGAAAAAGCAGTTGCCGCTCGTCGGGATTGGCCCAGTTCACGATCCAGGAGGCAACCTCTGCCCCGTCAAACCGGCCGGCGGCGATATCCGCTTCGCTGATGGCGGATGAGGACAATGCGCCGGTCGCCTCGCTGTTATCGACCGACAGACCGGTGCTTTGCTGCAAGGCGCGCGCCGTCAAACCGGTATCGGCGCGATGGACCATGCCGCCGAAGGTCAGATCACAGTCGTGATCGGTAAAGCCCATCTGAACTCCGTCGCGCCGCGTCACGCTCCAGGCGCGGGAAATGGTGGTGCATCCGCTCTGAAGATGCGTTTTCAACCCCTCGTGAAACGTCATCAGACCCGCACCTCCACCACCGGAACATCGGGGATCTCGCCCGCCTGAAAGCTGGAAACGCTCGTGCGGATACTGTCGGTGTCAAAGCGCACCGGCACGTCGAACTCGAACCCTGCGGTCACCTCGGCCTCCGCCAGCGGCGGTTCGGCAAAGGTGATTACACCGCTGGACAGGTCGACCTCGTAATGGACACCGTCCAGCAATTCGTCACCCTGAACGCCTGCGCGGACAGTGCCTCTCACCGGCTTCTTCAACGGACGGTCATAGAACGCATCCCCCGACCGATAGCGCTTGATCAGCTGAAACGAGACCGTTTCTCCGTCACCGCGCGCGATGACCTGATCGTCAAACCGCACCTTCCGCGACGCCCGGCAGCTCTTGTAATCGGCCCAGTCTTTCCACCGAAAGCCGAATAGCTGTCCCTGCCGCGCTTCGAAAAACGCAATCAGTTCGCCGATATCGTCAAGGGACCGCAGGCCCAGACCCGCGTCATATCGCCTGCGCGAATGCGCCCAGGGCGTGTTGCGCTCTTCGAACCCGTTGGCAAGCGTCACCACGTCAGTGCGCCGCTCGGGTCCGCCGACCGACCCAAAGCTCAGGTTGGCCGGAAATCTGACCTCGTGAAATGCCATCTGATCCTCCTTAGCGATTGCGTTGGCCGCGGCTCAACGCACGGCTCATCTGGGCAGCGACCTGCGTTTGGCTGCGGCGGAATCCGTCGACATCCGGAGTCGTGATATTCATCACGACCGTCGTGGCGGCACCGCCACCCTGCGCCTGCACACCCAGCTTCCCGTCTGCCCCGCGGGTCAATGGCATGATGGCCTCAGGCCCCGCTTCGCCCATCAGGCCAGTGCCGCCCCGCATCGGAAAATTCGTAGGGCTCGTCACGACGCCGCCCTTTGCAAAGGGCATCACGCGGCCCTGACCGAAGGCCGCGCCATCGGCAAAGGGCGATACCCCACCAAAGAGACCCGAGACACTGCCCGCCAGCAGGCTGCCGACCTGGTCGGTCACCGGTTTCACTGCCGCATTATAGGCTGTTCCGATCATCGATCGCGCAACCGTCTCCAGCGCGTCAGACAGCTTCATCCCGTCGAAGACGACGCCGTCGATCGCGTTCTTCAATCCGCGGCTCAGCGAATTCTCCAGCGCAGCGACGCCTTTTCCGGTAGCGCTGAACGTTTGGTGGATGCGGCGCAGCTCTGCGTCGAATCCGGCTGCCATCCCGGTTGCCGAAGAGAGTGAACTCTCCAAGGCATCCATCTGATTTTCCAGCGTTTCAGCCGCATCAACATCTGCCATCTTCTGCCCTTTCATGACTGTCCGGACAGGCCCGGATCAACGCCTCGAGCCCGTCGCGCCCCAGTGCCGTTGCGCTGGCCCGCTCGCCCAGCATCACCCGCAGTTCCGCCGGTGTAAGCGCCCAGAATTCCGACGGGCGCAGACCCAGCCCTTGCAGGCCGGCGCGCATCAGCGCCGGCCAGTCGAGCCCGCTCAAGGCGCTATCTCTTCCGGCGGCAGGAAGGCGCGCGTCAAAAGCTCTGCCGCTGCACGGGCGGCCGCCATCGGCCCCCCCGTGATTTCCGCTGACAAAAGATCCGATGCCCGCCCTTGCCAGCCACCGCCGCGCAGCCCGGCAACGACCAAGGCCAGTACATCCCGGCTGCTGACCTTGCCGCTTTCAAACCTGCTGACGAGATCCATCAAGGACCCGCTTTCCAACCCGGCTTCCAATTCTGCCAGCGCGCCCAAGGTCAGGCGCAGCTGGTGCTGCACCCCCTCGATTTCGAGCGCGACTTCCCCTCTCCACGGATTGGTCATCGGCTTACAGCGCCGTGAAGGTCAGCTGGCCGGCCGAGGCCAGGGACAATTCGTAAGTCGCCTCGCCGTTATGCGAGCCCGCATATTCGATTGCCGTAACCAGAAACGGCCCTTCAACCGTTCCGAAATCCGGGATGATGACCTGGAATTCCGGCGTTTCACCGTCAAAGAAGATCTGGCGCGCACGTTCGTCTGTGGAGTCATCGCGAAACACCCCCGAACCGGACAGCGAGGCGGATTTCACACCGGCCCCACCCAGCAACTCGCGCCACCCCCCCGAGCTTTCCAAAGAGGTCACGTCAACCGTTTCGGCGTTAAAGCTGACGCGCGTGGCACGCAGCCCCGCCAGCGTGCGGAACTGACCGTCCCCGGTCAGGTCCACCTTGATAAGCATGTCCTTGCCGTTCTGGGCACCCATGGCATTTACTCCGTTGATGATGTTCAGTTGTCTTCCACGCGGGCGCGGAATTTCAGATCGATGCGGCGGATTGTTCCGGTTCCGACACGTGCCGCCTGCGCCTTGAGGAACCGCATCCCCACCAGACGCCCGCGGCTTAGGGTCAAGACCGGATCGTCAAGCGCATCGCTGATCGCGGCCGCCGCTTCCTTAGCCTGCTGGAACCCGGAGGCACCCGTCACGACGCTGATCGTCAGATCGTGCTCTGCACCTGCCCCCGACGCGTCGGATTTGTCCCGCACGACCTCTGCACCCAGCGTCGCATAAAGATCCGGCACCCGGCCCGAAGGCAGCGCATCATAGAGATGCGCCCCGATGCTGGCCTGCACCCCGGCATCCGCAAGGAGGTACTGATAGACGGCCGCTTGAAGCGGTGCGGAAAGCGCATGGCTCATGCCGCCACCTCTTCTTCGGCAAAGCAAACCAGGAAACGGCCGCGCGGATCGCGCTCGCTGACCGCCTCGATGCGGTAATGTCGGGTCCCTTCGCGGAACCGCTGGCCTGCCTGCGGGCGCATTGCGCTGCCCACCGGGGCGCCGCGCACCGTGATCTTGAACCCCATGACCGAGGCAGAGGACGCGGGCCCTTTCACTTCGCGCCCGGTCCGCGGTATGACCTCGGCCCAAAGCGTGCCAAGTGCGGCCCAGCCTACGTCATAGCCGCCAGACCCGTTTGCCGTCACCAGAGGCGCCTCCAGCACCAGCGGGCGGTTCAACCCGAGGGTACTCATTGCCCTGCTCCCAGGCCGATCCGCACCGGGCGGTAGCGCTCGATCAGGCTGGTCACACCAAATGGCATGCATCCACGGCCTAAAGAGGTTTCGTCCCGGTATTCGTAATAATGCGCGGCCAGCAACATCGCCGCTTGCGCAATATCTGCGGGCAGGTTGCCCCAGTCAGGCGACATACCGGCGGTCAGGCGCAGCACTGCGCGGCCACCCTCGGGGATCGTCGGCAGGCAGCTTCCAACCGGCGCCAGGACCGGGCGCACCGCATCCTGCACCAACCGGTATCTGGCAGGGTCGATCACGGCCGGCACGCCGTCCCGTCCGGCAATGGACAGTTGCAGAACGGCGCTTACGGGCGCAATCGGCAATCCCTGCCCGGCATCGTTCCAGCGTTCAACAGTCCAGGTGTAATCACGTGCGATCAACGCTTTTCCGATGCGCGCTTCGATGGCGGCCATCGCCGCTCGCAGAAAGCCTTCGAGCAAGCCATCCTGCAGGCTCTCCTCGGCAAAGCCCGACCCCAGCCGCAGGTGGCTCCGCAGCCCCGCAACCGGTAGCACCGCCTGCGGCACCGTGGTTTCTTCGATCAACATCATGGATCGTCTCCAAACATCCTGCCCCTCCGCGGGAGCTTTTCTGGCAAAAAAGGCGCGCGCCACTCACGTTGCTCGAACGGAGGGGAGCAGTTGGACAACGCAAGTCTGATGCGGCGCGCGCCAGAGCGGCGGGTTACCCCGCCACCCATCCGCCGCGCCTTAAGAGACGGCGAAACGCAGAAGCTTGATCGCGGCAAAGTCGCTCACGTCGCCACCGACACGCTTGGTCGCGTAGAACAGGACATGCGGCTTGGCCGAGAACGGATCGCGCAGAACGCGCAGGTCGGGACGTTCGGCGACAGTATAACCGGTGCCGAAGTCGCCAAAGGCAATCGCGTCGGCGCCAGAGGCCACATCGGGCATGTCTTCGGCGATCAACACGCGGTAGCCCAGCAGACGCGCGGGCTCTGCCGCCGCCAGACCGTCGGACCACAAGAAGCGTCCGTCCGCGTCCTTCATCTTGCGCACCAGGCCGGCCGTCTTCGAGTTCATCACGAAAGTGCCGTTGGCGCGGTATTCTGCACCCAGAGCATAGACGAGGTCGATCAGCGCATCGGCACCGGCAAAGGCCCCGTCCGCACCTGTCGGCACATAGCCGATATTGCCCCAGCTCCAGACATCGTTGTCGACAGCAGGATGGGTCAGGAAACCGGTGGGCTTGTCATTGCCATCACCGCTGATGAACGCTGCGGCCTCTGCGCGGGCAAATTTGTCCGCAATGCGGCCCGCCAGCCAGCCTTCGATGTCGAACGCGGCATCGTCCAGCAAACGCTGGGACGCTTTGGGCAGCGCCGAAAGCTCGTGCAGCGGGATGGCAATACGGTCAACGATCGGCGTGCCCGTCTCGGTCGAAGAGCCGGTCTCGGATGCCCAGCCCGCGCCTATTTCAGACGTGTCGATCAGCACGTCATAGGACGTAGCTTCGACATTCACGACATTGGCGATGGCCCGGATCGACGCTGTGGTCGACAGCACCGAATTGACCGACGCAGAGGTCACCGGATCCACCAGATAGCCACCGTCTCCGTTCACCGCCGTGGACATCGCCTTGCCTTCCAGCTCCAGGCCACGAAGCCCATCGTCGTCGCCCGACCGCAAATAGGCGTTGAACGCCTTCTGATGCGGCACCTCGGCATCGGCCGTCATGGCCAGTGCGGGGCGGTAGGCAGTATGAGATTTACGATCAAGCATGGTCAGTCGCTCTTCCTGTTGTTGAAGTCGTGCGGACATGTCGTCCTGAAAGGTCTTGAAATCCCCGACGAAACCCGCAATCGCGGATTTCACTTGGGTGACCGGAGACAGATCTTCCCCGATCCGAGAGGTCGTCTCGGTCTTGCTCATGGCGTTGGTCCTGTAGTGGCTTGGCGCGTCAGTCGCGCGTCAGGTTCCGGCGTGCGCCTTCCAGCGCCTGCGCCAATTCACGCAGCATGGCCTCGGCCGGGGCATCGCCCTTGGCCGCCACCCGCGCACTGGGCAGCATCGGGAAAGTGACAAGCGACACCTCCCAAAGCTCCAGTTCCGTCAGAAGCCGCTGGCCCCTGTCGTTCTTCGTGGCCTTCACCGTGCGGTAGCCGATCGACAGCCCGTCAATCGCTCCGGCCGCGATCAGGGCCGCCGCCTCGCGGCCCTTCTGGGTGCTGTCCAGCAACCGGCCCTTGACGTATAGCCCGCGGCCGTCCTCGCGCACCTCGTCCCAGATGCCAATCGGCGTTGCCGGGTCGTGCTGCCACAGCATTTTCACCGCGCGGCGTTCCTCGGCCATGCGCTTCAGCGATGCCTTGTAGGCGCCCGCCTCGACGACATCTCCACCCTGATCGCAGGCGCCGAAAAGCGAGGCATAGCCCTCGATCCGGCTGCCATCGGTCACCGAAACCTCGGTCTCGAAACGGCAGAATTTCTGCTCCAGCCCGTAATCCGTCTGCATGTCTTGTCCTTCCATCATCTCGAATTCCGGCCTCAGGGGGCGGCGGCCATCAGGCCTTGAACAGCCTGAGCCAGGATCACGCCCACCACGCCGTAAACCGCCAGCCACAACCGCCGCTCAAGCCGCTCCATCAGCACTTCGATCTTGTCGACCCGTCTTTCGGCCGCCTCGAACTGCATCCGGGCCAGGCGCTCATGCGCCTCCAGCTTGAGCGACGGCGCACAATCAAAGGGAACGCCCCGGCCATCAGCCATCGTCCTCATCCTCCGCCAGCGCAGGCAGGCCAAGCATCGCGCGTTTCTCGGCGACGGTCAGAAATTCCGCCCCGGTCACGCGCTTCCACTGCGCGTCACGTTCGGCGCTGAGCGCAGGCACCTGATCCAGATCCGGCTTCAGCTCGAACCCTTCGCCCATATGCGCCCCCAGCCAGCCGCTCAGCGCTGCCGCCACCCGCATTGCCAGCGGCAGGACCGTCAGCCGGTAGAAGGCGCGATTGGCTTCCTGGTAATTCGCATAGGTCGCGTCGCCGGGAATACCCATCAACATGGGCGGCACCCCGAAGGCGAGCGCAATCTCCCGCGCCGCACTTTCCTTGGTCTTCTGGAACTCCATATCCGAGGGGCTGAACCCCATCGGCTTCCAGTCCAGGCCACCTTCCAGAAGCATCGGCCGCCCGGCGTTTCGCGCGCCCTGGTGATAGCTTTCCATCTCGCTCACCAGCCGGTCATACTGGTCCTGACCCAGACTGCCCTGCCCCTCGGCACCCTTGTAGACAATCGCCCCGGACGGCCGCGCGGCATTGTCCAGAAGCGCTTTTGACCAGCGGGACGCGCTGCTGTGGACATCAAGCGCCATCGCTGCGGCATGCATCGGGCTTAGCCCGTAATGGTCGTCCTGCGGATGGAAGCTCTTGATATGGCAGATCGGAGAGACCGGCCCCGTCGCATCAAACCGATGCTTGCGCCCGCCCACGGCATATTCATAGCCCACCGGCCAACCGTCCGGGCCCGGGATCACAGACAACCGGTCAGAGCGCAGGACGTGCAGCTCGGCCAAGTCGCCTAGGTCGCTGTTGACCGCCTCGACATAACCATTGCCCGACAGCAGGATCTGACCGTAAAGCGACTCCAGCAACTCGGCCCGGCGCTGCGCGGGGTTGGGCGCGGACAAAAGCGACAGAACCGGATGGCTTTCATAGCGCCGCTCCGCATCCTGAAGCACCAGCGGCAGCGCCGCTGCGGCCTCGGCGATCAGCTTCACCGCGCGAAACCCGACCGGGTTCCCGGCAAAGCCGGTGCGCGTCAGCGAAACCGTGTCACGAGGGCTCCAGGCCACACGCCCCGCGCCCTGCATGGCGATCACGCGACCCACGGCGCTGGCCTTGGCCTCAGGCGCTGCAGGCACCTGCGCCTGAGCTTCTGGAACCCTGCTCTTGCGCATGAAATCAAATACCATCCTGTGATGCTCCTCGTTCCGCCTGTGCCGTGCAGGCAAGCCGCCATCGCCCGTGTCACGCTGGTTTGCGCGGCCCGTCATGCCTGCCTGTCACTCTTGCTGTCCTGATGGCGAGGGTGCCCGCCGCCGTTGAAACCAACCTAGGGCTTATTGGTTAAGGCTGCTTAACCAATGCGAACGCACCCCCTAGAGCGCACGCAACTGCGGCTTGCGCCACCCCGCCGCCGACTGGATCATGCCCTCGGTCAAGGCCCAGACCAGCGCGTCCACGCGATCCGGCGAGCCTTTGCCCTGATAACCTTGCAGGGTCATCCGGCACATCTGATCTTCCAGATCGCCCAGACCCCGCAGGTGGCTGACACGTCCCTGCTCGTACAGCGCCGCGACAGGCTCTGCCCGCGCGACCTTGCCCTTGGCGGCATGCACCTTGGTTACAGGCACCAGCGGATCAACCTGACGGATGACCTGTTCGACCATGTCGCCACCCTGATTGACCTCGGCCACCAGCCGGTCCGCCCCCCAGTGCTCCATGCAGGTGATCGCCGCGCGCGCCCATGTCATCGGGCTGGCCGCACGCACGCTGGCATCTTCCAGCACGACCGCGCGCCAGTCCTGCACCGGCCCCTGCGTGGTGACACCAACCGCGACGATCCCGCATTCGTCAGATCCGGCATGGCCGCTTACCGGCGGATCGACCGCCACAAGCACCCGGTCAAACGCGCCCGCCTTTTCGATACGCACCTCATCCAGCAACGAATGTGTCCAGAGCGCGCCCTCCTCGTCTTCCATCAACACACCGTCCAGTTCCTGCCGCCCCAACCGCGTACCGGCATAGCGCGCCCGCACCTCGGCCAGAAAACTATCCGCAAGGTTGGCCCGGTTCGCTTCGGTCGGCGCATGTGACACCACGGTGGAGCCCAGCTTCAGCAGCTGCTTCAGAACCACTACATTGCGCGGAGTCGTCGTAACGCATTGCTGCGGACACTCCCCCAGCCGCAATCCGAATTGCAGCATGTCCCAGGTATCCTGCGCGCGTTTCCACTTCGCCAACTCATCCACCCAGGCCGCGTCAAACTGCGGACCGCGCAGCGCTTCGGGCTCATGCGCGGAAAAGGCCATCGCCTCGGCTCCATTCGGCCAGATCAGGGTCCGGCGCCCGCCATGCCAATCCGGCCTGCGGTCAGGGGGCGAGCAGGCAAGAATGCCGCTCTCGCCAAACACCATCACCTCGCGCACCTGGTCCAGCGTCTCGCCCACCAGTGCCACACGTTTCGCCCGGCCGGGATCGCGCGGACGCGACCCCTCTACCATTGACCGGACCCATTCAGACCCGGCGCGGGTCTTGCCCGCACCGCGCCCACCAAGAATGACCCAGGACCGCCAGTCGCCCTCTGGCGGCAACTGGTGATCCATGGCCCAGAACTCGAAAATGAAAGGGAGAGCAAGAAGCTCTCCCTTGGGCATACTGTTTAAAAACTCATTCCTCACGGCAACATCTGCGGAGGCGATCCAGGCGGCACCCGATCTCAGATCGTGCGGCGTCGAAATCGATCGCGTAATCCCGGACAATTCCGGCTCTGTCTCGTTGTGCTTTGGCAAGTTGCGCCTCCGTTTCGCTGGCAGCCTTCAACATGGATCGCACGTATGCGAGTATCTTCAGGCCCTCTGTTTCCGTTCCGACTTCCCCGGTGCGAACCCGTTGTCTCAGGTCCTGCAAATCTTTTCGTGCTTCCCGAAGTTCTTCGCGGACCTCGCGGGCCACGTTTTCCAGTTCGGCAAACCCTTCTTCCGGGGTAATAAGTGTCAT